CTAATACTTTAACACCAACACCAACACTTACTCCAACTAATACTTTAACACCAACAGTAACACTTACTCCAACAGTTACACCAACAGAAACCGTTAAAGGAATTATTACTCTTGTTAATAGAGAACAGATGGTAGAAATAGGAGTTGGAGGAGATGATTTATTTCCTCTAACTGATAAAGGTTTAGTAAGCTTTGATGATTTTCAAATACAAGGATTTGATGGACAAGATATGAACCCATTTGATGATGGTTCCATAATTAGATTTATTAACTCGGATAAAGTTATAACATTTGGCGGATTGGATTTGGATGTATTTCCTCCACCTTGATCCTAGACGTTAAATATTAATATGCGAATGTTAAATGATGGTGGATTAATTTCCAACTCAAATACAGTTTTTAAAGAAAAAGAATCACAGGAAATATCTTTATACGAGAAGAAAAATGTGATTCAAGGTAAAATATTCGTTAGAAACAATTATCACGAAAAAACTAGGAATATTGTAGATACTCTATCGTCAATTTTTATAAAATACCCAAGTATTGTAAAAGAAGAAGTTGAAAATAAAAGTTTGAAGTTTTTTCTAATAAACAATATATTTGTCATAGAAACGGAAAATTATGTTATAAGTGATGCGTATGTTTATGATATAGAGACAAATGTATTTAAAAATACAAATACAAAACCGTTTTATAAAGAAAAGGGAAAAATTAATCCTTATTTGGATGTTTTTGTAAATCCTTGTTACGATGAAAAATTTCAAAGGGTGTTCTTGGTATTTTTAATAACCGAAAACAATTCTTTATCATCATCCAATTATAAGCAAGTTTTACCTGAAATATATTCAACGGATATTAAAAAAGTTGATTATAAAAAAATATATCCATTAAATGACACAGACACAACCGTTTATTCTCTTTCTACTTCTTTTGGGAATGTTCCTGAAATAAATTTAAAAGAATATGTTGGTGGTTCATTTAAAAAAAATCCAGTATTAAACGAATTCAATTTGACATACATGGCAAGAAATATGAATGCCTTGCCATTTGTAGTAAATGAAAAATTGCAATATCAATCCGAAAATAATACATTTATTTCTCAAAACCCAATATTGTTAAAACCATTTTATTACATATTGGATAATAATTACGCCAATCCAGAAATGCCTTATTATGTGAAGGGTATTTCAAATAAAGCAGCATATCTCGGAGGAAAAGATGATTATAAATTAAAAGTAGTTGAAAATGTAAATGAAAATGGATTGAATTACGTTTTCGCCTCAAATTCAGATGTTTTACAGATAAACAAAATTGGAAAATATGTGATTCAATTTGATTGGGAATCGTATAATAACGTCAATGTCTTTATAGGATGTTCTGCAATTAATATCAAAGACAACGGAAACGATTTAATTTTAAATTATGGTACAAATTTTCATAATTTAAGCACTTCTAATGAAAATTACAATGTTTGCAATTTTCATATAGACAGTGAAACGTTTAAGGTAGATGTAGTTAGACCAACGTATCCAGACAACGAAATTCTTTATTTAAATGTTTATGCAACAAGTGGAACATCATTTTCCGCCAATTTCTGCGATGATTCTATTTACGCAATTTTAAAAATACAAAAAACAGGATCTGGTTATGGGTATGTGCTGTTAGATGAAAATAATTGCATATATTGCGATGATTACTGTGAATATATGTATCCTATTGGAACTACGTTGACATTAATAGCATCAGCTGGTTACGAAACTGAATTTTTAGGATGGTCGTAATTCCGCAACCAATCCGTTAAATAACTATATGTCATCATTGACCATTGTTGTCACAGGCACATATATTTCACCATTCAGCGCATCGGATAATTATACGGTTCTGCATGGTGGTTATTTGCTTGATCCAATGGCATTTCCTTTGTCGTTTTTTTATTCAACAAGTACATTTGGTGGCGAAATTTCTACTATTTTTACAGAATATCTAAGTGGAGGGAAAACTGAAATATCATATGATGATTTACAAGAAAATGAATTGACTCTTGAAGGTCATTATGTTTTCTGTAATTCAGAAGTTATTTTTGATTTATCTAAATTCGATCAAACGGAATCGAAAATAATTAAACTCGTTTTCGATCCAAACAATGGATCTGAAACACAAACATTTGATTCGAAAATACAAAATAACCAATTCTATTATCCAGTATTGAGTTCGATACAATCAGTATATTATCCAAGCGAAAAATTCTATACTTCGTTTAATCCAAAGTTTGAAATATACTATGAAGACGGAAACGTGGTTAACATCATAATTCCATTGACATCTGTTCAATGTGGTATTTTCGATTCTTATAAAGACAAGACTATAGTTGACACGGTTCCCTTTTATAAAAATCCATCAAATGTATTATTATTTGTTAATGATAATTTACAAGATGATTTAATACTCACAAATATTTCAACATCCTTGAAATTTGAATTGGAAGAAAACGTTCAACAACTTCCATTTGCAAATGAAGCTCCACTTGCAATTCCTCTCGGTATCGGTTTATTACAACAAATTTCCACAACAACCGTTCAGATTCCAATTCCACCAATAAATGTAAACCCTGTAATTCCACCAGATCCTTCTGTAACTCCAACGAAAACACCTACTCCAACGCCAACACCAACTCCTGTATACGGCAATGGTATCGTAACTCTTGTCGATCAAATACAAATGAGAGAATTGGGTGAAGGAGAAGATATTTACCCATTGACTGACAAAGGCATAGTCAATTTAGAGGATTTCCAAATTGTTTCTTTTGCAAATGAAGAAATATATCCATTTATTGGTACGAAAAATATCATAACATTTATAAATGCTGATAATGTGATTCAATTCGGTGGATCGGAACTAGAAACTTTCACCTAAATAGTTTCTAGGAATATTTTCCAAAAATGCTTACAAGATTCATATCAGATAAAAGTTACGATACAATGAATGTGGAATATCCATTTGATGATAATATGGATATTAAAAACATTCAATTGAATGTTGATGGAAATTTAAATTATAATATTATACCGAGTTTTAAAAACACGAAAGATATAAAAACCAATAACCACACTGTAACTATTTTATCCAGAAACGATAATCTTAGTGGATTTTTGGATTTCAAAGATGAGAGATTGAATGGTCAAAATGAACTTTCATATATCTATTTCGGTTCATCTTCAGAATTTAATAATAATGCGATATTTTGGAGAATCGATGGTGAAAATGTAAAAGTAGATGGGTTGTTTGAAAATTTGGGAAGAAAAAACATATTCCAAGTTGATTTTTTAAACGATGATAAATGTAAAATATATCATGAGAATAACAATTTAAAATATGTTCTAGCTTATTCTTTGGCACTTAGTTCCGTTAAAATGATTTGTTTAACCGCAACAAACATAGATAATTATCCAACAGAATTGAATTACACGTTGAAAGATAATGGTATTATTTTTTACGTACAAAATAAGATCGGCAATTTTGCAATAAAAAAGGTTAGCAACAATCTTTTGATGACACATGTTTCTAGTTTTAAATCAGATAATAATTTCTACATCAAAAGAAAAGCCGAAATCGATGGAATATGTAATTTAAACAATTGGGTATCATACAATGATACTTTTAATCAAAATAATTTAGAAATCAGTAAAACAAGAAGTCATTTCGATGTAAAAAACAATCAACTTTTCACAGCGACAATCAATTCTATTGTTTCATCTCTACCTGTCAATGTAATGACATTAAAGAATCAATTAAACCAAGAAAACGATCAAAGTAGAGGAAACGTATTTCTTGGAGAAAACGAAACAAATTTAAAAGAATATGAAAGTATTTTTACAGGTGGATATAGAGTCGAGGGTTACGATAAGATTAATCTAGGGTATTCTGTTTACACAACTCCTTTTCTTTTCAAAAGCGGAAAGACAACTTATTTTCACGTTCCACATGAAATATATCCATATGAAAAACTAAATGTGAATTCAAGCAAACTCGCGGAATCTGGCGCAGTTGGTGGAAATAACCCTTTAAACAGTGATAAAATATGGAAAAAACTGAAAAATTATCGCAATACTTCACCGTATTCCAATCCGAGTGAAGAAAATACTGGTCAATGGTTATGTACTTGGTTGTCCGCTGGCAATCCAAACACAAGACCTGTTTGGATGGATAGATACTACAAGCCATCAAAAACAACACCTTATGTCGCTCTCTCCGCAACTGCAACAGAAATTATATACAAGGATAGTTTCAATTGCCTTGACTTGAAGGAAGATGTATCGGATGTAAAGAGCAGTCTCACCTTCGAAAAAGGATGTTACTACGCTTATATGCATCTTGGAAAGAATGATTACGAAAATCTCATAGTCGAATCACTTTCTTCCAAAATCTTACACACGGATCTGGATGCATATAAGAGAACAAATTTTTTAGCTCTAGAAAACAAAACAGGAGAATATGAATTTGATGGTAAAACATTTGGATTCGTGGAATCAAATAAAAACTTCGATCATAATGTCGCCACATTTTCTTTATTTCTAGAAAAAGAAAATTGGAATGTTCCGAGTGGAAACATGATCTTTGGTAATTATGTGAACAATGGATTTGGATTCTACAACTATATTTTAACAAATTCCTATAACATTCTAAAAAAAGATAATACAACCATTTCAATTTTAAACAACAAATTTAAACAAATAGATAATCTTTCAACGGAAAATATGTCACTGTGTTCGATTGTTGGAATAGCGAGAAAAAATGGTTTTGAAAACATACATGCTATCACAGAAGATTTCAGACTAATTGAATTGAATTTATTGGGGACAATCGTTGACTCCAATTCTGCTATTGGAAACGTATTATCATTAAAACCCACAGATAAAATATTTTCTATAACAAACGATGAAAATTATTGCTATGTTGCAACATCGTCTGGAATTGCAGCAGTTGATTTAAATTCAAACAACGTTTCAATAGTAACAGAAAAGACATCTATTGATACTGGAGAATCTTTTGAATTGCTCGTAGATAACAATCAGAACATTTATAAAGTTTACGGAAAACAACCAGTCATTAGAAGCACAAACATTTATTATCTATCTTCCAATGAGATTAAAACTTATTCCACATCCACTAGTTCAATTTCATCTCTAATTACATTGAACGATAAAATAGATTGCTTTGGAATAACAAAAGATGAAAAGATCGATATTGTTTCTGGAACAAGTCTTCTACAATATGAACAAGATGAATTGAAATCAACATTTATATTGCCACTAAGTACATATTCTCTAAGTGCAAAACAAATCAGTTATTGTGAAAAATTTGAATATGGTGAACTTAGAAAGTTTAAAAACATATTCTGTCAAAATTCGAGTGAATCGTATGTAATTCAATTGGATGAAAATCAAAATCAAAATACTATTAAATTGAATCAAAAATACGATTTAATTCAAAATAATTTGGATATTTCTAATTATAATCACAATATACAATGCTTAAGTGCAACATATAACGAAAACACTTATCACTTCAAAGCTAGACTTTTAAATAGAATTAATATTGAAGATTTCACTGACATAGTTTTTATCGTGAATGCAAATGATCTTGCAACTGGATACAGGCATTTTGTTTTTAGTATTGATTGTTATAATGGAGTTGCGAATTTTTATCTTGACGGTAGACTGTATAAAAATGTAAATTTTGAACCAAGGAAATACGTTCTTTCAAAGACATTTAATGAAAGACTTTATTATGGATCAAATGTTTATTTCAATGGTACTCCCGCATTTCAATATATGAAAGATGAGAGCGATTTCACTTGTTCTAAATTAAAATTAAAAGAGAATTTTATAATCAATAATTTTTTGGATCAATTCGAAGCCTTATATTTTTATTCCAAAATCAATCCCCCAAGTGATTTGAAATACAACATGCCGTCTGGAACAAGAAGCTTCATAGATAGCATGGATAAACTTTTCAACTTCAATATTCCTATGTATAAAAGCGGAGGTTTCAAATTTAGTATTTTAAATTCAGGAATTGTAGATGAAAATATACAAAAGGATGTTGAAGATTATATTTCAACAAGAATTGAAGAATTCCTTCCGTTTTATGGAAAGCTTTTGGGCTTTGAATGGTTGAATACAGTGAACATCCCTCTTGTTCTAGAAGGAGATTACAATGTTTCAAACTCACTCACAAATCTTAAAAAAATATGATAAGCATTAAGACAGAATTTTCAAAGAGCAACTTCAACTATGATAGAAGGTTGAATGTATATGACACTTTGCCCTTTAAAATCGAGTATTTGATTCAACCAAATGAACTATCTTATTACAAGGCATTCAATATAAAATTGTCTTATCTTTATGACAATTTTCTTTATTTGTATAGCAGATGCTTTGTTGCAAATTTTGAAGTCCCAACAACATATACTGGATTCATTGGAGTAACTGGATCAAATATAGGAATATATCAAGATTTTACAAATTCATCTCCTTTTTCAGATGCTGGATTTGGAAACTTGGATATTGCGAAAAACGCAACAGTTTATAAAAATGATGATTCTTATTACTTTTTCATCAACTGCTTATCCGCTATAAATGTTCTTAGATATAATGGAAATAACAATTTTTGCCAAGCTTGTCCAAATATCATTTCAACAGTTGATCCTGTTTCTGGAGAATTGAACTTTCAAAAAATAAGTGATATTTCCATTTTCAATGAAAAATATCTATGCGTATCTGATGAAAAATTGGATACGATTTACAAATATGATTTGGAAACGTATTTTTCAAATGATAATATTTTTAAATCATCGGCATCCCCATTTGGAAGGAGATTGTTCTTACAAGATAGTGTAGGAGGACAAGGTGACAGATATAATTCAATCAAATTTGAGACTCCAACCAACATGGCGACATATGGTGAATTTATTCTTGTGGAAGATTTTGGAAACAAGATATTCAAGTTATACGATTCTCATTTAAATTTTCTTTCATATAAAACCCTCTTAACTCTTTATAAAAACATAACATCTTTTCAAAACATCAAATTTAAAGATGAAAATACAATTTATGGTATAACAAAAGATGGATATTATATATTTGATTTGAATTTGGAAAATTATCATATCACATTAAATTCCTTTCAATCTTTGTCTTCCGTTTTGTATAATAATGAAACAGTATTGGATTTGGAATTCTGCAAATATGAGAATGATATAATTTACATATTAACAGACGATGCTCTTATCAAAAAATGGGAATATCGAAAGGATGAAATTATAGGAAGAAAAAATGTTTCTGATTTTGGAATTGGATCGGAATTCAAATGGTTTTCCACCGCAACCAAAACAATTTCTTCAGATAATATCTACATATATACTTGGAATTCAACTGCAAATGCGTATCAAATTTTGATTTATGAGGATGAGTTGGATTTGATAAATGTTCTTGGAAATGATGATTTCGATGTTTATTCCAGAGAAGAAATTTTAATAAAGAAAAACGAATGGAATCAAGCATGGGTATATGAAAAGACTTTCAAAAAACTTGCGAAGAATTTGGATATACTGGAGAACAACATTTATTACAATCTAATCAGAAAAGACGGTGATTTCGGTTCAATTACAGATATTCGAAAAATTTATAATAAATTTATATTTGATTTAGAACCATTACAATATAAAATGGATTTTGTAATAGGTGTGAATGAAAATTTTCAATCATCTGTAATAAACAGGGAACTTGGAAAAATATACGATCTTCAAGAAAAAACATTGGATTTCGTGAATTTAGACAATTCTTTAGATTACTATGCGAATATTGATGTTGAAACTCCAATTCCAACACCTACACCTACACCAACACCAACACCAAATAACACTTTAAATCCCACCCCAACTGTAACTCCGACACCTACCGTGACACCAACTCAAGGACAACAGGGGTTTGTGACTTTTGAAAATTATACAGATATTGTGTTATTTAATAATAACAACCCCCTGTTTCCCTTTTCATAAGATTAAATAACTTTATGGCTGGCTTTTTTAGATTACATAACAAATTTCACAGATCATCACACCACACCTTGTCAAGTGCATCGGTGTTGGATCAAGGTATTGATCCGATTGCGAGCCAGCAAGAACCATTCAATGGTATTTTTTATAATACTTTAACAAATCAACAAGGAACGTATGAAATACCAACAAATTCATATGAATGGTATAGTACATATGCAACGGTCTGTGCTTTATCATCGAATTGGAATTTAATAGGAACTGTCTATAGTACAGTATGTGCTAATAGTGCTAATTGGAGCAATGCATATAGTGCGTATTCGACGTTATGTGCAGCATCAGCTAATTGGGATTCAACATACTCCACAGTATGCGCAAATAGTGCAAATTGGGCCAATGAATATGTTCTTTATACTAATAGAGTTCAAGAAAACACAAGATCAAAAACATTCAGTGGATATGATTTAACAATTAATGGTGATAATACTGTTGATTGGAATTTGGATATTGCCCAAGTTGCATTTTTAACTCTTGATAGAAGCGTTACAATTAAAAATCCAGTTCCTTCCACAATGAAAAATGGTGGATTATATAATCTGTATGTTGTCCAAGGATCTCCATCAGGTGGTTATTCCTTGACATTTGAAAGCAATTATCTCTTTCCAGTTGGTGTTAATATCGCAACAGATATAAATTTTGCATTATCTGGAACCACAATATTCAATTTCTTTTGCGATTCCAGTTTCATGTATGGTGAATTTTATAAGACAAACTTGATTCCTGTAAGTCCTGCACCGACTCCAACAATAACACCAACACCTACTTTAACGCAAACTGTTACTCCAACTCCAACTCCTACTCCCTTGAATCAAGTTATAACATTTGTTAACGGCGATCCAGTCGTGTTTTTTGGAAGTGGGGATAATTTAATTGGATTCCCTTGATGAAAAATGAACAATATTATTTTTCACAACAATTTTCATAGAAGCAATCACCACACAGTTTCCTCATTTGGATACCCTGAGTCGGCAAAAGATCCTATTGCTTCTTTAGAATTTCCATTTAAAGGGATATTTTATAATAATCTCTATAGTATTGATGAAGCTTTTATTGCAAATACAAACAGTTACGATTGGTGGAGTGTATATACAAGTGTAAATTCAAATTCAGCAACTTGGGAAAAAACTCTAACAACATATACTACAGTGTGCTCAAACAGTGCATTTTGGAATGAATATTCCATTGTTTATAGTAGTTTAAATTCTCTTTCTGCCAATTATCAATCCACGTTTTTAACCCTCTGTGCAAATTTAAATTATTGGAATGCCGTATACGACGAAAACACGATGTATACGAATGAAGTCCAAGAATCCACAAGACAAAAAACTTTTGCAAATAATTACATTTATCCAAGCAATCCGATGAATATTGTTCTGGATTTAAGTGGTGGACAAGTTACAACATATATAACAGATGTTGATTCTTATTTTTCAGATTTTAGCGGAAACAAAAAAGGTGGAATATATCATTTAATTTTAATAACGAATGCGACGAGCAATCCAACACTACAAGTTTCTTTTAATCCTTCTAAATTTAGATTTTCAGGAGATCAAAATACTTTTAGTATTGGTGGAATTCATTCGAGAAAAATTCAATTTTTATCGGATGGTGAATATCTACACGGAAAAACAACTTTGTATGAAATTTCAGCACCAGCCCCGACACCATCCGTAACACCTACAAATACACCTACTCCTACCCCGACTCCAACACCAACACCAACTCCTGTAACAGTTGGAATAGTTACACTTGTGGATAAAATTCAAATGAAAGTTCTAAAAGGTGGTGAATATATATTCCCTCTAACAAACAAGGGAATGGTAAATTTTGAGGATTTTCAAATTTATGGATTCAACGGAGATGATATGAATCCTTTTTAATTTTTTTTTTGAAAAAAACGAACTCTCGAATATAAATAAAAATATATGCCAAGCACATTAGAAAATTTTACATTATCGGCAGTTGCAGCACCAGATGATTTTATCGTAGGTTATGATACTGCGACATTATATGGTGAAAGACGCTGGACCGTTTCCACGATTGCAAATGCTGTGAGTGGTGTAATGGATTCCGAATTAAATAATAAATATGTTACAAAAACATCTGTTTATATTGCAAATTCTCAGTTTCAAAAAAACGATCCAACGATAGTAGCATGGACAAAAACGGCAGATTTTGCCGTTTCAACTCAAACGTCTTTTAATGTTTTAGTAAATAATAATCTATTAACAATTCCATCTGGAACTGTAGTATCAATGCCAGCGTCAACAGTTGGAACGGATTATGCGATTTGGGTAACTCCTTCATCCACGCTTCAGGCCACCGACAATCATACTACACCTCCAGTTGCAAATGCAGTTAAAGTGGGGGGTTTCCATTACGCACCGGGTAGCAATGCAGCGGCCCAATCTGGTGGAAATACCACTCCTCAGATTAATCCATATTCGTTTTGGGATTTGAATTTTCGACCCAATTGCCCCGATCCAAGGGGAATGACTCTTGTTGCAGATAGTTTTTGGGTGGATATTTATTTATGTGGGGTTGATCACATTACAAACGGAACATCCAAATATAATGTCAGTATAGCAATTGGGACAAGACCTCCAAAAATACCAGTAATGTTTGGAGGAGATGGAACCACAGCATATGCAAATGGACAATGGTTTAATTTCATGGAGGTTTTAACTTCTTATAGAAAAAGACCAATATCTTATCATGAATTTATAGCATTAGCATACGGAACAACGGAAAATACATCCTCTGGTGGATCCGATGTCCCAACAACAGGAGTTAGTGGTACAGGTGCGACATCTGCATGGAATTTCTTCACATCTAAATGGGGAGTCATTCAATCAACTGGATGTATTTGGTCATGGGGATCAGATACTTTTGGTGCTTTTGGAACAAGCTGGACAACTACAGGTGATAGAGGTGAGCAATTTGGTGGTGCTGGTGCTGCGTACTTTGGTGGTCACTGGGGCGATTCTTCTAATTCCGGTTCTCGTTGTTCTAATTGGCACAACTCTCCCACTAACTCTAACAACCACAGTGGTGTTCGCGGTTCCTGTGACCACTTGGTACTTGTTTAAGCGGCGGAAGCCGCGCTTATGGAACCTATAAAAGAAGAAAAACAATGCTACGATCAAATGTTAATTATGGAAAAATACGAGAAAGTTATTTCTTATGTTTATCCCATAGCTCAATCAATACCGAGAAAACATGGTGTAGCTAAAGAATTATTTTTGAAATGTTTATTAAAACAACCAGATTTATTTTTTCAAGCTGGAAAATCAAATCAAGTGAGCAAAATATTTTCAGCGGATGCTGGAATAGCAAATTTGAGATTCTGGTTAAGATTTTTGGTTATGATCCGATGTATGAGTCCACATCAGCATCAAACAATTCAACTAATGTTGAAGGAAATTGGGGCGATATTGGGATGTTGGATCAAAAACAAAAAAGGATAGATTGGAAAAAAGTGCTGCGAACTTTGGTGGTAACTGGAACAATTCTTCTAATTCCGGTTCTCGTTGTTCTAATTGGAACAACTCTCCCACTAACTCTAACAACAACAATGGTGTTCGCGGTTCCTGTGACGATCCTTTCTCTCTTTCTCGTAGCCAAGGCGCGAGAAGATGATCCCATTAAAAATGGTGGTCAGCCAATTATATCCTCCTTCGGGAAATACAATTCGGGGTTCAGTTCAGCGTTTAGTAGTTAATCGAAAAACGAGACTGACATTTTTTTTAAATGCCAAAAAAACATAGAAATCTTATAGAAAAAATAACATCAATTGATAATTTAAGAAAGGCGTTTAATCAAACATCCAAAGGAAAAAGGGAAACTTTCAATTATTTGGAATTTAAAGAATATAGTGAAGCTAATTTAATAGATATACAAAAAGAATTAAAAGAAAACAAGTATGAAATAGGAAAATATAATGTTTTCACTATATATGAACCAAAAGCTAGAGAAATATCAGCATTGAGTTTTAAAGATAGAATAGTTCAACACGCGATACATAATATAATTGAACCGATATTTGAAAAACCCATGTTGCCTTATTCTTTTGCATGTAGGCATTCTAGAGGCACGCATTCTGCCGTTAAACATGTTCAATCTATGTTAAGAAAACACAAATTTAAATATTATTTAAAAACAGATTTTAAAAAATATTTTCCAAGCATAGATCGGTTAATATTACACGATTTAATAAAGAGAAAAATAGATTGTTCTGGAACTTTAGATATAATAAGAGAAATTTTGCCAGAAAATGGGAAAGGAATTCCAATTGGAAGTTTAACGAGTCAATTATTCGGAAACATATATGGAACGGAAGTTGATAGATTTATACATTTTAAATTAAAAAAATTATATTGGGCTAGATATATGGATGATATTGTAATTTTAGGAAACAATAAAGATGAGCTTTCAAATATTTTCAAAGAAATTGTTGATTTTTCAGATAAAAAATTGCGTTTGAAAATAAGCAAATGGAGAATTTCTGAAACCAGTAAAGGCATAAATTTTGTTGGATACCGAATTTGGTCAACTTTCAAACTCATAAGAAAAGATTCAGTTAGAAGAGCTAAAAGAAAAATTAAAAACTTTGTGAAAAATAACGATAATTTGAGCCTTAAAAAGTTTAAAGCATCTTGGGGCGGACACATAAAATGGTCCGATACTTATAATTTGAAAAAATCATTGAATATCGACTAAATAAAAATATGACTACTGTACAATTAAATCCAACAATTATTAACACAAGAGAAGATCTAGATGCTATCTCTGGAACAGATAAACACGCTCAATTTTTGGAAATGCTTAAAGGCAGCATGACAATGAAAATTGACACTCAAGTATATCCAGAAAATTACAATAAACCAGATTATGATGGTGAAAAACTTGATCCTATTTGGCAAGAAATCGAGGATTTGAGTACTATTGAGAGATTCGGTTTCACTAAAGAAGACTTTAAAGATATGTGAACCACCAGTGAGTCTTAAGCCTTAAATAATAAAAAGGCGAAATGCAACAAAACGAATCAACAGAAAAGTTCGTCCAATTTTGGAACGATCAAGCTTTAGATACACATCATGATATTATCATCAGTGTTGATTATTCATTATACAATACTGATGATACACCAAGTTGCGGATTCTGCATAGCTCTATTTGATAGTATTAATAACAAACCAAGAGGCGGTGGAATTAGATATAGCCTAGCCTATACTCCAAGTGAATCGAGAATTTGCGAAGAACCAACATTAAAGGGTCTGGAAGCGGCTGTATATGGTATTGGTTTTGATATAAATGGTATTTTTGCAAAAAGAACACCATATGTCCAAGGAGTAGAACACACAACCGCTAATTCAATTTGTTTAAGAGACGGTATAAAAAATAATTATAAGGTTCTTGAACAAACAGAAAATCTTCAATATACTCAAAATTTCACAATAGCCCAACAATTAACTTCCACAGAAGAAGAAATTGTATATAAACAAGCAAGAGTTGTTTTTTCCAAGTGCATGAGTTACTTGAGAGTTCAAGTAAAAAAGGACAACGAGAAAGAATTCACTACAGTATTGGAAAAGGATCTTCCAATATATGATAAAAAATCAGTCAAGGTTGGATTGTTCTATACTTCCCTAGATCAACACAGTAGATTCAATGTTAAACAATTCAACGTTGCAGGATTTCCAGCGGAGATAGAAGAAAAGATAAACACAGTCTGTGTTCAAGATATAAACACAGAAGCGAATTTAAAAGGAAACAAACTACCTTCCAATGGAAAATGGATTGCTTCTTCCCAAGAAAAAGGATTTAATATATATAAATTCAATGGAAAAGAATTTGTAAAAAATCAACAATTTAGAAGCACAAATACTTTAAAAATATTAAATTACCATGAAAATTTAATATTTGCAAAATCCGAAAACAAGGTAATTGTTTACGAATTTCTTGGAAACAAAACAATAAGACAAAATACAATCACTCTTCCATTGAGTAGTGATGATATTACTTCTTGTGCAGGATATGGAAATACTCTTGTTATAGCATCTTCCTCTACTGGAGAAAACCACCATGTTTATAATTATGTAACAGAGTCCGATGTTCTCTCCACAATAGGAACTTGGAGATTTTATCAGACATTTAATTCCACAGTAACTGGTCTAGGAACAAACATCGAAATGAGCGAGAACTACCTTCTCTCTTATTCTTTGGATAATAAAATAGTTTCTTTCAAAAAAGATCCAGACTTCGGATACCAATACCATCAAACTATAAATCCCCCTTATAGTGGTGCAAAGGGATTTGGTTATTCCATGAGCATTCAGAATGATAATGAAATGATTGTCGGTGCTCCATTTGGAGAAAAAAGATATATCTATGGAAACAATCAAGGAGAGGCATTCCATTATGTTCTTTCTCCTGTTACTAAAGAATGGGTTCTCATTTCTGAAATTGGACAATATTTCAACATGGATACATTGTCTGGTGCATTTGGATATTCTGTTAAAATTGCTGGAAGACGTGCAGTAGTATCTGCCCCATTTGAGCCATTTTATTTGGATGACTATCCATTACTGGAAGTTGCAAACCAAGGAAAGGTTTATTTGTTGGAAAAAGATCAATTCGGATACTTTACAAATAGAACAATTTATTATCCCACTTCCGTTTCTTTGACGGATGCAGAGAGAAATTATGGAACACAAGTCAACATTTTTGGGGACATTCTCGCTGTTGGTGTTCCATTTTCTGAAAGTGTTGATAATGATGTAATAGAAATTTATAATTTGGGTTGCCCTGCACTCTCTGCTCCGTTGCTAAGACCAACACCAACGGCAACTGCTGCGGCGACACCATCTCCAACACCAACTAATACAGTTACTCCAAGTGTAACACCAACAATGGGGGCAACTTCAACACCAACTCCGACCCCAAATGCATCTCCAACACCCACACCAACTGTTACTCCCACAAACGTTGTATTGGGTGCTGGAATAGTGACTTTGATTGATGGGATTCAAATAACGGAAATAAATGGCGATGATCTTTATCCATTGAGAGGTATAGTAACATTTGAAGATTTCCAAGTCCAAGGATTCGATGATCAGGACTTAAATCCTTTTTAATTTTTTTTTGAAAAAGTGAGTGCTCGGATATAAATAAAAGTATATGGCAAAAGATTTCAGTCAATTTTTACCGTCATCCACAATACCGCTTTCCGCATATATTGTTGGATATGAGGCCAACGAGTCTGGTGGAGAGAGAAAATGGACTTATGGTACACTTAGAAGCGCATTAAGTTCACAGATAGGTTCAGTTTATCCAACTGGTGGTGGAAATGATAAAATATTTTGGGAAAATTCACAGACAGTAACACAAAATTATACTGTCACAAATAGCAAAAATGCAATGACAGTGGGGCCAATTACGGTTGCTGCTGGAGTAAGTGTAACAGTTCCAGCAGGATCTGTGTGGACTGTAGTATAGAAAATTAAAATTATGCCAGTAACAATTAACGGAACAACAGGAATTACGACACCAGCATTGGTCAACGGAACTGCGTTGGCTTTTCGGAACAAAATAATCAATGGTAACTTTGGAATCAACCAACGCGCATATGTTTCTGGAACAGCTACAAGTGGTGCAAATCAATATACGCTTGATCGCTGGCGTGTAGTTACATCTGGTCAGAATCTTACATTTTCTGCAAGCGGAATTGGAAATATCGTTACTGCTCCTGCTGGTGGAATTGAACAAGTTATTGAAAGTCTAAACATCGAAGGTGGAACTTATACGCTTTCTTGGACTGGAACTGCAACTGGTGCAGTAAACGGGTCAGCGGTATCAAATGGTGGACAAATTACGCTTCCTGCCAATACGAATGCTACGATTAAATTCTCAAGCGGAACAGTATCACAAGTCCAACTTGAAGCTGGATCAGTAGCAACTCCTTTTGAGCAAAGACCAATTGGAACTGAACTGGCGTTGTGTCAGAGGTATTATTATTATTCAAATTTGCCAGCACTCACTCCTATAAGCAGCTACGGTAATATGATACAGCCCAATCAAGCAAACCAAAGAATTTGGCGACTTCCGGTTTCTATGAGATCTACTCCAGCTATAAACTTTACATATCTTTCTACTACAGGGAATCCTGCCACAGGTAGCACTAATATAAATTCTGTAGTCGTTCCTAGAATTTGGTTGGACGGGTTTCAAACTAATGTGTTAATTGAGAGCGTTGGGTTTTGGCAAGTAAACGGAATTCAATATACTGCATCTGCAGAACTTTAAAAATATATGAAAACTTATATTGATCACGATTCCACAATTCATTTTGAAAACAACTGGATTCCAAAAGATCCTGCTAATAGACACTATGCTCAATTCCTCCAAGAACTCGAAAAAGGAGAAGCGGAACTCGTTCCTTATGTTCCTCCTGCTCCTACTTGGGAACAAATTAGAGTGCAAAGAAATAATCTATTAACTGCTTCAGATTGGTCAATTATGGCCGATGCTGATCCAAAACCATCTAAACAATCATGGTTGGATTATCGTCAATCATTAAGAGATATTCCACAAATTTTTTCTACACCAGAAGAGGTTGTATTTCCGAACAAACCAGAATAAATAATTAAAACATGGCAACATCACTTACATTACAAAATGATCCAACATCACCGCAAGGTTATTTGAAAGTTAATGGGACTACAGCTGCTACAATTACAGAAAATGGAATCTCGACACCAACACTTAATACTATTTCCGTAGATGATTATACCATTCTTTCTGATTTTACAGGAACGAATCAATCTCTATCAACAAGCGGCTTTCAAAAATTACCAGGTGGGTTGATTATTCAATGGGGAGATTTTCCTACTACAGCTGGAAATCAAATTAGTGTGACTCGTACTTTTCCTATAACATTCCCTACTGCTGTATTAGCTTTTAGTTGTACTGCTAACACAAATAATAGAAGTGTAAATGCAGTAAATGTTTGGTCGGTATATAATTACACAACTTCGGGATTTACTGGTAGAACTCAAGATACTGACAATACACCATATGAAGGCTGGTGGATAGTTTTAGGATATTAATTTTATGATTTACTACTCAAAAACAACTAAAGGATTTTACTGTGATGAAATTCACGGAACAAACATTCCATCTGATTGTGTTCAAATTACAAAAGAACAACATACGAATCTTTTAAACGAACAATCTCAAGGAAAGCAAATTGTTCCTGATAAAGATGGTTATCCAATCGCTATTATTCCTCCTGTAATTCCTCCTACTTGGGAAGATATTAGAGTAAAAAGAGACTCTTTACTAAAAGACTCTGATTGGGTTGTTCTTGGAGATTCAAACCCAAAGCCTTCCAAAGAAGCTTGGCTAACCTACAGACAAGCTCTTCGAGATCTTCCACAAAACTTCGAAGATCCTTCTGAAGTAGTTTGGCCAAATAAACCAGAATAGTTTAAAAATATCCAAAGCTAAATAATAACATATGCCAACAACAATCGACTCCGCAGGAATTACTTTTAACGATACGACTTCATTGACGAGTGCGAATATCGGAACAGCACAGCTTGTCAATGGTTCAGTCACCGCATCAAAACTTGGCACTACAGAGCAGAAGCAGATTGCCAAAGCATGGGTGAATTTTGATGG